GTCCATTCATCGCCTCAAAAAAGCGTTTCTTAGGTGCAATACGCTTGCCCTTGCTTCTGTTACACCTCATGCATGATGCCACTAGGTTTTCTGGCTCCTCACTACCACCATTGGCTCGAGCAATGACATGGTCGACCTCTGTGGCTACAGCACCACAGTAATGGCACTCGTATCCATCTCGCTGCAGTATGGCCAGTCGTGTCTTAGCCCAGCCCTTAGCACGTACCCCCATCATTCCTCCTTAACTCCCTTAACTTTACCCTGCACTTTAGACACTTAAGACGTTCACTGATGGACTTCTCAAGCTCTGACTCCAATGCCCGGATGATTGTCTTTTGTTGTTGGATCGTGAATTGTTGATGATTGATTTGTAGTTCTAGTGTTGCAAGTTTCTTTGCTGTTGTTGTTGGTATCACTGATTGAATCCTGTCTTGATTGGCTAGTGGGCAGGGAATGGCTACAAGTAGCAGCCAAATCCTGTCCGTCATGGTGAGCGGTACTGGTGTATGGATCCTTACGGATAGTCACGCCATTTATGAATACTGTCTTGTAGTGCAATGCATGGTGACTCGGTTATGCATCACAGTGCTTCATTCTCCCTGCCTTGATTGTGTGTGGGATGGGGTTGCATGGTTTAGTCCGTCCATGCCGAGGTAACGCCCTCAGACGGCGGTTGAGCCTGTTGGTTAGCAGGCCAGCGGTTTGAGTCACGCCCTGACATTTGCAAAGGGTTCTAGAATGGCACTTCGTCTGACTGGGGCAAGTTTAGGCCCCAAGGATCAACTGATGCCGGTGGGGTGTCTCGTTTAATCTTTTCGACCTTGGCTACAGCGTTTGATAGGCCTGCACCAATGTTGTCTACTTCTAGCTCGAGGCGGCGTTGTTGTGCCCCTTGCTTGTCCTCGAACTCATGCTGGCGTAGAACACCAGTAGCAATGACCTGCATGCCCTTTTGTAGGCTCTCTGTGGCGTTCTCAGCCATTTTGCCCCATACGGTGGCAGTGATGAACACTGTGTTGCCGTCACTCCATGTGTTGGTCTCTTTATCAAACTTTCGTTCACTGCAGGCTATGACTAGGTTGGCTACTGCTTTGCCTGATGCTGTGAACCGTAGTTCTGGGTCTTTGGTGAGGTTGCCTACGGCTGTCATGTTAATTCTCATGCTTTGGTTCTCCTGCTAGTTCGGTAATCATTTCGAGTATTCGTTTGGTTTGTGCTGTGGGCCGTTCGTTGTCTCGTATCCAAGACCCGAGCATCATGAGTCCGTTACAGAAGCCTGCATCGAAGTGTGCAGCTGGTGTGTCCAGTAGTACGACCTTAGCCATCTTTGTTCTGTGCTTTCAGGTTGAGCAGGTCAGCAATCAGGTCTGATGCTTCGGCCTTGTTGATTTTGCCTGTGATGTTTCGTTCGGCTTTCCAGTCTGAAACGTATTGGGCTGATGGCATCAACTTGGTGATCGTTTCAAGTTGCTTCTCACTAGCACCTGCTGAGGTAACCATTCCCTTGTAGACCGGGTTAGGGCGTTGGCGTTCCTGTGCAGCTTCAATCTCGTCCGATGTTGCCAAGCCCTTGTCGATACCGATACCGAGCATGCCTAGGGCACGTCCTACAGCACTGGTTTCAAGGTTCTGTAGTTCTGAGCCTCGAGTGAAGTTGGTTTTACCCTTGGCTAATTCTTGGGCTGTGCCTGTTGCTGGCTGGCGGTCCTCTGGTGTCCGGTAAACGTGAGCGATGCCCCAAATCATCTCTGGGTCATGGTCAAGTGTTCCCATGAATTGGAACTGGATTGATGCATCAGGGTACTTGGCGTACAGCATCGTGATACGGGTCTTTACGTCAATGTAGTCGTTCATGTTAAAGCTCATTTATTTTCCTTTGTATTTTAGTGCCAATGGGCAAAGTGTTAGACCCTGTGGTGATACGTGCCATGCTCCAACGTTCCGATAGGCATTCAATGTGGCATTCCATTCCTTGCCGTGATTTACATCAGTGCAGTATTCGTAATGAATCATGCTCTGTCCTCAACGAATGGTAATACGTATGGACATTTATGTGCTTTCACATTTCCATTTTCATCTTCAACAGAATGCCACACACCAATCGGTTTGTCAGTTTGGGTTTGTGCATCCCATTGCCGGTCATGATTGGGATCTGAACACACCTTACGTAAGTCACCCTTTTGTAAAGCTGCAGCCCAGTATTCGTTCCATGCCTGACTTATGTCATGGGCCCTTGGATGTTTATCAGACTTTTTGAAATGCTTGAGAACAAATGCATGAGCGAATGCCCACGTCAATTTATCTGGAAGTATGTTAAGCCAAGCGTCAACGCTTCGTGGTCGTTGTTCCCAGTCTGAGGCAAAGTCCTCAAACATTGTGAACATGGACTCTATTTCTTTCCTATTCATGGATAAGCCTTTCTAATTTCGTTAGGAACATCATTAAAGTGGCCGAGTCTGACAGGAACCACAATGAACGGTTCCAGTGTGCTGTACTTGGTGTCTTTCATGATGATGTTTTGGTCTTTCAGTGCACTTGAGTGGGTGATGAAGTACCTTGTGGCATCGGAGTTGAATGTCACAAAGAATGATCGTGGTGTGATGAACTTTCGTTTACGTGCTGCATAGTGCATGGTGTCATAGATGAACTCCCTACCTACCCAGTTGTGTTTGATTTCTACCTCGAAGTCGTATTCATCGGTTACGACATCGATGCCGTAAATGTTGTCGTTGACCTTGGCGTTACGTTCAGTTTTGTAGTTCAGGATGTCTACAAAGAGGTCCTGTGCCCAAATACTTTCATCGTGCCGCTGTTGGCTCCAGACGGTCATACTGTTTGTCGTGGACCTAGAATCTTGAGGGCACGTAGTAGTTCGGTTGGGTTGCTGGCCAGTACGTCACACATGGCTGGTAGTAGTCCCATGTTTGGGATGTTGTCGTGGTTGAAGTATCGCCACAGGTTGCCCCGGTGGGTGCCAATCTCTGCAGCAACGGTGTCTAGGTTCTTGTAACCCAGTTCATCCATACGGTTCTTTAGCCATACTAGGCCTGTCTGCTGTGCCATGTTTAGACCTTAATCCTTAGATTACGTGAGAGTTGTGAAGCGATAGGTGCATCTTGCACCGAGTAACGGTGGTGCAACACCTCTTTGTAGAGGGCGTGGGATAGCCAGAAGCAGGAGCCTGATGCAGCTGCAAGGGCTACGAGTAGTGCTGGGTAAATGGTTTCGCCTACCAATAAGCCGACTAGGGCGATGGCCCAGCCTGTGGCGTTGATTGCTTTAATCATTCTCGGTCCTTTCATAATGCCCGGGGTTGGGCACATAGATAACGATACGCCTATTTAGCAACCTGTCAAGTTAATCCAAGTCCGGTGTGTCGTCAGCCATCTCAGCATCCAGTTCCTGAGCAGATTTAGCCAACAGGCCTACATGGTGCCAGACAGGTGCAGAATCATCAGTAATCGTGAACGTGTACCACTCGCCATCTGCAGACATCCACTCAGTGGAAAGCACCCAAGCTGTGCACAAAGCACCCTCGGGAAAGATTTGCTCCCGAACATGGTGCAGCATGTTGGCTACTGGGGTTGGTTCTGGGGCTACGTCCATAAGCCCATTGTAAGGCCCTAGACCGTTATCTAAAGAGTGATGAGGCTCCAACTACCAGACCGATAACTAAAGCCCCTACAGTCCTAACAATCCACTCAGAACGTGACTCAAGACGGCTGACACGATCATCAAGGTGCCTACGCTCAGCAACATAAGTCTCACGGCGTACAAACTCCTCCTGAACCCTTAAGGGTAGGTCTTTGACATCTTGGGACAGTTCATCGAGCCGTCTAAGGATTTCGCCTAGAGTGGGTTCACCTTGGGACATAACCAATACCGTATCGTGAGTCCGATTTGTTCAGATAGTTGTAGGTCACCATGAGCACAGACCCTGCTCCGGCATATAAAGCCGCTTTCAATGATGTCTCTGAGTAGTTCCCTGCTGTCAGGATGGCTGCAATAAAAGTGGTGACAAAAACACGTGCTACGGTTCCAGCAGCTGCAGTGAGTTGGGTCAAGGTGTCGTGGCTCATTTCTTAACTGACCCTACTTTCTTTACTGGTGGCTTCTGTGATGGCTTCTTGGCGATTCCACCGACTGGTGACAGTTTGATAACTGATTCTGGGTTCAGGGTCTTGTTGTCGTACAAGAATGGGGCAACTCTCATCTCTAGGTGCAGGTGTGGGCCTGATGATCGTGTGCCCGTTGAGCCTACATAGCCAATGATGTCGCCTGCTTTGACCTTGCCCTTGCCGATTACCTCGAGGTTGACGTAGGCAAGGTGAGCATAAAGGGTTTGTAGTTTGCCCTCAACTACGCCCTCAGATTCAATGATGACGTGGATGCCGTAGGCAAGTCCCCAGCCCCCCATTCGGTTGGCGTGGATTACTGTGCCACCAGCAACGGCATACACTGGGTCTCCGTAGTCACCTGCATAGTCGGTGCCTGTGTGGTAGCCAGCCTGCCACTGTCCACCTTTGGTGTGGTAGGCACAAGTCACTTTATTGCTGTTGGTTGGTTTATGAAACGCCATGAAACTATCCTATCTTTAGATACTGTCGTTGGTTGGTGCTAGGCCGAGTGACACGTTCAGGTAGCCGACACCTGTGGTCCATGTGAAGTTTTCCACGAAGTAGGTGGCTGTTCCGCCACCAATTTCTGATGGTACTGGGATAGTTACTTTGGATCCACAAAATACGCCAAGCAGGTTGGCTCGGGTTGCATCTGTCATGTCTGGATTGGTCAGGGTGCAACTCACGGTGTCTGGTCGCCATACTGGGGACTTAAATCCTGCAATGTAACTGTTTGCCAACGTCTGTGCATCTGTCACACTATTAAGTCTGGTGTCCCGTACGCCATATCGTTTACCAAACTTGCCGATTGATGTTGAGTCACTAGCTGTGGCATCAGTGCCCGGTCGAGCCACTGTGATGCTGTTACCGATAGCAGTAAGTGAGCGGGTGAAAGAGATTGATGAATCAATGTCACTGGTAGACAGTGAGAACGCTGAACGGTTGTTTCGGTCTGCCCGACGATCATAATAAATGTCACCTGTAGGCAAGTCATAAAATACGCCACCTGCACTTTGTGCCGCTTCTCTAATAACGTCATACACATTGTCGGTTGATGTCAAAGTGATGGCTGTGAGTAGTGCTCCACCTGTTTGTGGAATGGTAGTGGAATTGTAGTTAGGTTGGTTTGTTAATCCCCAGTCACTCATCATTGAAAGTATTTGGGCACCGGCATAATCGATGGAAATTGTTCTAGGTGTGCAAGTGTTCCATTCGAGGGTTCCGATGGCTGCCATCGCTGTGATGGTGTAGGTCGGGATGCCGTTGCCGTTGCCAAAGTTACGGTACGAGAATGAGATGTCTGTGATGATGCCATTAAACAGGTCGTAGGCGTAGCCCCCAACAGTGGTGAACAGTTGTAGTGGGTCAGCAATGGTGGGCGGTGTGAAGCTTGTCAGTGGTGTTAGTTGCACTGTCATGGTTCGCCCGGTCGGCTGGGTTGTGGTGTCGTACCGTCCACCAGCCACATTGATGGACTGGATCTCGGCATGGTCTGAATAACTGGTGGGGATTGTTGCCCCGTCAGTTAGGTACAGCGGTGGGGTCCAAGCGGCCATTAAAATATACTTCCGTCTAGGTTAACTTTGCCCGATCGTAGGCTTGATTCCCTCATCAGCTTCTCGATGGTACGACGGGCTGATTCAGCATCCACAATGCCATTGAGATTGATGGTTGTGCCACCTTTGTCACTCTTTGCAGTGCTTGGTGTCACCATGGAACTACCAGTAACCATTGCACTGTAACCACCTTTGCCACGGCGAACAGGTGGCGTGGATGGTGCTCCTGATGAGCCTTGTGTTTGCCAAGGCCTCAAGTCGCTGTTACGTCCACCTAGCAAATCAACCCATGGACCAACCTTGCCCCACCATGACCCAGCCTTGCTTACAGCATCAGTGACTTTGGTAATGGCATTAGCAATGGTAGTTAGTGCCGTAGCCATCTGATCTAGTACGGACAAACTTTGCCCAGACTGGCTACCAGACAATGTGCCAAATAAGTTTTGGAACGATAAAAACATTGATTGAATGGCTCGACCTAAAGTTTGAGCAGGAGAACTTTCATCCTTGCCGACCCCATCAAAACCTTTCTTAACTTCACCCAGCCATGGAACAACTTTGGTCTTTACATACTTGAGCATGGTCTGTAATTTAGGCAAAATCTTGTAGCCCACAGACTCCTGGAAGTTACCCCAAGCAATACTTAAACCGTCAACAGCACCCTGATAAGTGCCTGCAGCGGCCTTACCTGCACCACCAGTGGACTTGGTGAGTTGTTGTAGCAACTGGTCGAAGCTCATTGTTTTCAATTTGGCTTTATCAATACCCAAACCAAGTTTGCTCAGTGCAGTGTTGCTACCCAAGTATGCCCGGGATAACGCTGACACGACCGAATCCAAAGATTTGCCAGACTGGGCACTAATGTCTATGGCGGTACGAATAATCTTTTGTGACTTGCTTACAGACTTGGTGGCCATGACCAGTTTGCCAAATGCTGGGCGAAGCTTGTCGTCAACAATGTTGTATTGGGATTCCAAAGCACTAATGGTTGCCTCAGAGTCCTTGAGCAATCCTTTACGGGCCTTGGCATTGTTCTTAATGGTTTTAGCCAATAGCACTTGGGACTTCTGATCCTCAAGGGCTGCAGTGATGGCTGACTTACCAAACAGCAAAGCAGCGGCACCCATGGCAGCAAACGATGCAGCAACAGCAGTGCCGACGATTTTGGCAGTGTTCTTGAACATCTGCATTCGCTTCTCGGCCTTTGACAGGCTCTTACCAAAGCCCTTGGTGTCAGCCTTAAGACCTACATAAAGGGAACGACCCAACTGTGATGCCATGTTTAACCCCTATTCCACTTAGTGACAATGTGCTCAATTGCATTTTCCCAAGCCTTGAATGCTGGTGGTGTGTAGTCACGTGCAGCTGCATCGGTCCAACCGGGCGTGACGTTACGTGCCCAAGTCTGTTCACGATCATGTCGGGTGCCACCATTGCCAGTACGGTAAGGACCGACCACTGTGCCGTAACGAATCTGGATGCTCGAGGCTCCACCAGAATAGGCTTTACGGCGTGTACCAATAGCAACCTTGGGCACACGGTCACGGGTCACCCGAACATTCTTGGCTAACTTGTTACCGAAAGGTCCTGCATGGCTCCTGATGGCACGTTGAACACTTGGCTGAACAATGTCCTCAGCAATTTGTTTAGCCTCTACACGGAGTTCCTGTGAGGCTTCCTTTGGCAACTCTTTGAGGGCACGTAGTAGGGCATAGTACGAGTCAGCATCAACGTACACTGCTGGCTGGTTGCCCACTGTTACCTCTCCTTGTAAAGGTCGTTCAAAGTTGCTATGTCTTGCCAGTCCAAATCATCCCAGTCAAGCCGGATAGCCCCGTTAACAGCAAAGATTAAACGCTGTCTACTGAGACTTCCGGCTGGGTGGGGTTTGTGTCACCCTCGCTGAAATCCTCAATGCTGTCCAAGTTGTCTAGCCAGAGTTCGAACGGTTCATTGGTTGTACCCTTACGAGCTAGGACAGCCCATGTGAGTGTAGCCAAATCCTCAAGCCCAATACGTAGGCTTACATCCTTGCCGTCTTGCTGCCACAGATCACTAAACTTTTGCTTAGTGATTCGTTCCCACTTGATGAAGTCTGCTGGCAAGGTTGTAACCTCACCAGCGACCCCACCATGAACGTAACTAATCGTGATTTTCATGGTCCTTGCTCTTTTCTGTCGTTAGACGGTTGTTGCTGTTACGGTGCCAGCTTCAACAACGAATGAAACCGATGCTGTGAGGACGTCGTTTGCAGCTCCACCAAGTGGTGGGAATACTGGGAACACGTTCATTGTGTAAACAGTACTA